TGAGCCATTGTGTTGTACAATCCTTTACGCTCTTCCGGTGTCATTCCTGCTATCCAGGGAGGACCATTTGGATCTTTATCTAACCCATAATCATGACGATATGTATAACACATATCAGAAATGATTTCTTCACGTGATTTCATTATAGTTGAAACTTTTTCAAGTACTCTCTTGCAATAGAATAATCTTCTACGATTGGTTCATCTAACATCTTACGATATTCAATAATGATTTCCATAGCATAGGCACGATCCTCATCCTCTAATGAATACCACCACTCTTGTAATTCTTCTGGTGTTTTGTTTAAAATATATTGCAAGTTGTTGTAATCTCTACTCATTTTATTCTCCTAGTTTTTCCCAAACAAATTCTGACTCTTTCATATACGCAATAGGTTGTAACCAACCATTTTTTATAGCTTCCATAATCATAAGTTTATATTGTCTTGGGCAATCATTACTAATTTCAAATCCAGCACGTGGAGCCATAACAAATCCGTTATGAATACAAAAGTCAGGATCATCCTGACGTATTGTTTTAATAGTTTTTTCTGGCGTTGTGAATGTCATTTTTCTTGGTCAACTAATGTTGTAAAAAAGTTTTTAACTTTTGTCTCAGTATCCCAAGATACAACATAATCGTTGTCTTTATCACACAATGACAGTGCCTCATCATACGTAACTACACGATGACTGACAATCTGTTCACCAAGATATTCTTGGCTGAATTCCTTTGCCGCTTGCATTGTTACTGTATCTAACGCCCATAATGTTTTGTCATTATTATAGTCATCAGTACCTATGGGCACTTCAACCATATAACGATTGCGGAATGTACTAACACACTCTACAAGAACCCATTGTGTTTCTTCTTTATTGCTCATACTAAACTACCTTTATAAGGACTGTTCAACCACTTTGCATAGGTCTCGGCTTGGTCACTAATTTTAGTCAACTCATACTTACCACAAAATTTCATAAAATGTATTCCTACTTGAGGAGTTGTATCTATCCGAACACTCTCACGAATACGTGAGTCAACCAAGTCTTTGATTTCTTGAGGTTGTGCAGTCAAGTCAATCAATACACGATTTCTCTCGTAATCATCTTTTACCCTGTGTTCAACTTCATTATGGTCAACCCACCGTTGCAACATCATATTGTTCCAATTAAAGCCTTGCTTGTGTCTATCAGCGTAAGCTTCAGTTAGTCCAACTTTGTTCTTAGTGCCTTTTTCACGTACCCCGGGATAAGCACTGAACACATTGTCACTACTATCACCACGCATACACTTCATAAAAAGATGCCATTGTGGGTCACCAAGTAGTTTGGGTTCTTTAGTTTTCTTATCTACAACTAATCTACCCTTTTCATCATGGTATCCTTCGAGGGTGATGAATTGATTTGTGATACCGTTGTATTGGTGCACGTTGTCACTAATAAGTTGAATGTAATCAGTATCAGAACTAATAATGTAATGCGTGTCATTTGGATGTAAGTGAACGAAACGGGCAATCATATCATCAGCTTCAGCCCGTTCGTGCCTGAGTACTGATACGTTTGTTTTTTCTTTTAGAAACGTAGTGAACTTTTCATACGTATCCCAAAACATTTCATTTTCTTCACGTTCTGCTTCAGTCTGTGTTAGTGTATCCACTACCCTATTTTTCTTATACGGAGCATAATGATCCTTACGCCAGCTACGGCCTTCTAAACAGAATACAACGTGATCCGCTCCAAACTTGCGTACAACCTGATTGACTGAAGCAAGTGTAAGATGTAGTGCCATTCCAATCTTCTCCCAAGTATCACTATTGCGTGAAGCAATATGTCGTGCCCGAAAGAAGGTATTTGCAGTGTCCACTAATAGGTATTTCATTTTTTATAAAGGTATGTGTTAATATGTATATATTATATCTTATTTACGTTTTCTTGTCAACTTGACTTCATCCAAAAACAATTCTGGATTAGATTGAATGTTTGTAAACAAGTTTGGGTTGTTGATAGTGAATGGCAAATATTTAGTCTTGACCTTTTTTATAGTATCATACGGGTAGTTAATGATTCTATCTGCAACAAACTGTTCTAAATCTGATAGGTTGAGTCCCCATTTAGGATCTAACCATTCAAGTTTATCGTTGCTAAGTTCTAGTCTAAAATCACTCCATTGCTTTTTAACATATCGTTCCAGATCTTTAATTTGATGTGCGTCACCATAATAAAGATTGATAAACTGTTGTGGAGCCGCCGCGTGATTAGAATATTCTAACAACCGATCGACGGGTAGTTCTCTTAATGTTATACCATATCCAAGCACAAGAGTCTGTGCTTGAATAATGTTATAAAACCAACCGTAATTATAGTTCATAATTGTTGACATTCTGGCGAATGTTCAACGGAAGTGACTCGTAGATATCGAGACTGATACCGGGGGCTGGATTGTATGTAAACATATTTACATCACTTGTAACCAAGTGTTGCCCATTCAACTGTTTATACATTTTTAATACTAATGCTAACGCACAATTGAAGGGTGGTGCCTTTGTATCCTTGCCCTGAAGTTTCATCCAGTTTTTATATGTTTCAGTGGTGATACTACGTAACTCGGCAAAACTGACAAAGAATGTTTTGATAATTGCGTGAATATCATTCATAAACTTGTCAAAGTTTTTACCCTTCATCGGAACGTTGCCATTCAACAACCCGATATATAAGTTACCATAGAAACCAAATGCCGCTGAGTCAACTTCAGAACCGTGCCAATATTTATTATTCATTGAGATAACAAATTTAAATTCATCCATATCATTGTCACTGTAACTAGATAGTGCTTTGATATGAGTCAATGTACCTGCACGACCTGCGTGTGGGTGATTCGGTGCCATTGGGATAGTATCTTCTTTTTCACAATGTGTTTGTTTATCAGCCGCAAGTTTGTACTTGTCATTAGGGCCATTGTCTCCGTAAAAACGAAAACTACGAACGTGAACACGATGATGGTCAAACTCATCCCAAGGCTTGCTACCCTCACCGTTGCGATACAGTCCCGCCAACAGTGGGAAACTTTCTTGTTTAGTGTCAATCACCCAGCATGGGTATTCAAAATCGAGCCATTGTTCAGGATCATTACCCCACAAACCTTCACGTGCGAATGATGCTACTACTGTTTCAGTATGCATTGAATCAATACCCAACAAGTCAGGGGAACCATTCAATCGCACTACATAAATTGGACTGAGAAGTCGAGGGTCAAATCCACCTGCAATTTTAGCGCAATGTGGCTTATCTAATAGACGTTGCACTTCTTCTGGCGTGAGAATTTCACGTAATTTGTGCATTTCAAATTTTGGAATATCTTTGGGATCAAATTTAATGTCGTTTGCTTTTAAAAAAGCAATAACATTTTGAAATTTTTTGTATCCGGATAATTCATCCGTCAAGTCAATCACAGTTTTATTTTTCAACTGTTTTTTAGTTTTCGCTAGAACATTGTCTAGTTTACTAATATCAACTTTTTGACGATTTGCTCGCCAAACTAGTTTTGCTTTACCATTCGGTACGAATGATGATACTTGTTTATTTTTTACTGATACTGTAGCGGTTGCTTTTGCTGTTGCTTTCGCGGGCGCTTTTGCTGTTGCCATAATTTACTCCATTTGTTAATTTAAAATATTGATGAACACCTATTGCTCAACAATATATCTATTGTAACACTATTTGTAATTATTGTCAACTTTTTGAATAAATTAGCTTACCTCAGTACGGCCATCGCCTAAGTTTTTAGTACGGACCACACGTAAGTCACGGTTTGTAGGGTCAGCTTGTTGTTGCTCATAGACCTCGAGTGCAATATTTCTACAAACTGTCTGGAACCAACGATCCACCAACACGTTATCTGTGTCACTGTCTTTTTGTTTGTAACCTGCACGAATCAAATTTAAAATGAACTTTTCATTCCAATCAAGTTCAAACGCACCATTGTTAACGTCATTAGGATCAAGTTCCATACTCAGTATATTGATGTACGGCTCACCCGCTGCCGTTGCTTTTTCTTTAGCAGTAAGTTCGGGTGCAACTTTCTTTTCTTTAACCTTTTTAGGTTCAGGTTCAGATTTAACTTCTGGCTTCTTAAATAAATTCTTTATTTTTTCAAACATTTGTATCTTTCGTATAGTTTAAAGCTGGCAAGATTCTTTGCCTTTGATTCACACATCATATCAAATTTATCAATGAATGTCAATGCCCAATCGTTCACGGCTTCGTTCCAATAGTAATCACTATGTGCCCTGAGTTTCTGTTTACTGTATCCCGATTCAATCAACGCACCATGGTCGGGTAACTGTGATCCGGAATGACCGACGAGTAAATCTTCGCGGCTAACACTGTAATGGAGAGTAGGGCGAACACCGCGCCAACTATCAATAACCTTTTTAACAAGGTCACTATTACTGTCAATATAAGTTCCTTCTCTAATCCAATTGTGATGAATGTCCATGACCGTAGGTACGAGGTCAGATAATGATAAGCAGTCTGCAAGTCCATGTGTGTATTCCTCATTTTCTAGTGTAAGTGTGTTTCTCGCTTCTGGCGACAATCTATTGTACACATCTCTAATACCTTGTGGGCCACGTCTACCTGAGATATGTACGTTTACTTTGAAGTCTTGAAATGATTTGCCATAGCCCATCCATCGAACCATGTCACAATGATATTCAAATTCTTCTATACTCTTATTTACTACCTCGTCACGTTCGCTTGCTAAAACTACAAATTGGTCAGGGTGAAAGCTAAGACGAACATCATTAGCACGTGCCGTTTCACCAATGGGTGCCATCCAACGTTCTAAGCTATTCTGTACATCTGTGCTATGCCAAAATTCTTTGTACCCATCCATAGTATAAAAACTAAACATATCACTAGTCAAGCGTAACATACGTAGTTCGGGTTCTAGTGTAGCCACTTTCTTAACAAGTGCGTGAGTATTCATAATGTTACGTTTAGCAACATCCATAATCTTTTCTTCTACTACATCACGACTGTTACGTTTTGCCCAAGCTTGTGTAGTGCCACCTGTGTTAAGACCTTCGGCTGAAACAATCTCACCTTTTTTATTGATTTCTGCCCATTTACAAGCAAAACCAATGCGTTTAATGTTAGTGTCAAAAGAGTGCATAGAAGTCCAAAGTGATAAATAATAAGATATAGTGTAACATATTTACGCAATAAAGTCAACTATTTACGGATACCATTATGAAGATTACTGAAATTATTACTGAAGCCGCAAATCCAGCACAACAAGCCGCTATTGCTATTGCCAAAAAGAAAGAGCAAGGAATAGATGAAGATTGGAACAAGGTCAACAGGAAAGACAAAACGTCCGGTATGAGCCGTAAGGCAGTAAAAGCATATCGTAGAGAAAATCCAGGTAGCAAATTGCAAACAGCAGTTACTACCAAACCTAGTAAACTAAAGCCTGGGTCAAAAGCTGCCAAACGCCGCAAGAGTTTTTGTGCTCGTATGAGTGGTAACAAAGGTCCTATGAAAAAGCCTAATGGTAAACCCACCCCTAAAGCATTAGCACTACGCAGATGGAATTGCGAGAGTGTAGAGCAAATGGAAGAATTAGTAATGCTAGCTGAACAATATATTAGAAACCTTAAGAAATAACGTGAGAGCAAACGAATTCATTGATGAAGCTATTAACCGTAGAGACTTACTTAAAGGTGTAGCAGGTGCCGCCGCATTAGGTGCTACTGGTTTAGCTAAAGCAGGTGAATATCAAGATTTAGAAACTATAAAAAAAGAGCCTGACGTTTGGATGCCTAGATTTGAACAACTGCAACAACGCAGTAATGGTATGCTGGGTAAGTTAATGCGAGCTGCCGGACCAGAATGGGCACAAAGACTGAAGGGTGCAAAAGTTATTGTTATGTCAAATGACCAATGGGTTCAAGGAAATGCTGGCAATCGTACTGTCAGTCTTGACCTAACTGTGTTTTGGGATGCTCCTGACTCCACACTAGCATTTGCTATAGCACACGAACTGGGACACATTGCCCTAGCACACAATGACCAGCCAGATCCTAAGAAAGCACGTCAGGAAGAAATGGATGCTGACGACTTTGCTATTAAGTTATGCAGGGCTTTAGGTTACAACAAAGTTGAGATGTTCAAGTTCTTGCACCAAAAACAATCTGATTACGACTTTTATAATAGCATAACTAAACTACCTAACAGTAGTCATCCTAGTTATGACCAACGTATCAATCGTGCAGGTCAAAAAGGATTTCAGTTGTCAAAGGGTGGAGTTAACCAAATGAATACGCTAATGACACACTTAGCATAACTAAATCTTCAATAACTGATCCATCGTATACAGATTACGCATATAGGGCGATACATTTTTTAGTACACTACTAGCAATGTCGCCCTTTCTTCTTGGGCCATATTTCACGTTGAAGCTAACGTCATTGACTTTTTGAAACTCATCAACAATCTCTTTAACAGTATATCCTACTCCGTGACCAAGTGATTCAACACTATTGCTAGGTTTCTCAATAGCTTGTTTCAATGAATCACATATCTCGTTTACGTGTACATAATCACGCACACAAGTGCCATCGGATGATACTTCATAATCATTACCAAAGACAGTAAACTCTTTTGATTGCATAGCCATTATTAGATTGTACATTAATCCATCGGGGTTAGTGGGAGCAAAGCCTTCGCTTCCAATAACATTATAAAATCTAAAGATTGTATATGGTATTTGACGATGAGTTGTACAATATTCTTTCACTACGTCCTCTGCCGCACGTTTACTGATGCCATATGCACTCTCACAATCCTGTGCGGCTCCTGTACTCGCAAAGATAAAGTTCTTTGTCTTAATCTTGTTTAGTACATTCATTGTACCATTCAAGTTAGTAATATAGTATTGAATAGGTTTCTGTTCACTTTCACCTACATTAACTAATGCCGCTAAATGAATGACACAATCAAACTCATCTTCTAAACTAAACGGTCTATTGATATCACAATGATAGAATGTGTCAGGTGACTCTTGCGGTTCTACTTTATCTAAACCATACACTTGATATTCACCCTTCAGCATCTTGGTAAGATGTGAACCAATGTAACCACTGTTACCCGTAATTAAAATCTTTTTCATAATCCTTCAAACAGACTTAATGCTGTTTCTTCCTCTACTGGTTTGTATGACGGGTCTTTGCTTAAGTAGGTGTCAGTATCAGTATAGTACACACTTAAAAACTTATGTTTATTCCCCAATACACTTTCAAAATCTTCACGTGCTAAATGCTTGCGATTTAGTTCTGTAATGTAATCACTGTACTTAACTGTTTCATATGTGTTAATCTTTGCAGAATTTGTATTGCTACGTTTACCTGCAAAGTTATCTAAGAAACTAACCCATCCTTGAGCCACCTCATCATCTAATTTACGTACATAATCCAATGCCTCCTCTGATTGTAGGTCACAATATATGTCTACAATAGTCTCTCCGGCATCTTTAATGTTGACTTTATGAAAGTATTTTGCATTGAAGTTATCACTCCAATCTTGATTGTCTAGTACTACACAAGGCATATGACCAAGACATTCTAAGAAAGCAAATGGATAGTTCTCACGCAAACTTGGCATAAAGAATACACCACTACTGCGAATGAAGTCTACTTTCTCCTGACCAGTGATGCCTGCACGAATTTCATAGTCGGTAATACCTGCATCTGCGAAAGCTTTTTCAAACTTCTTAGCACCATTGCTATTAGTCATTACCTTGCAAGGTAATTTACATTCTTTCATTACCCTAATGTATGCTTCGGGATTCTTTCCTTCTTCCCATCTTCCAATGAATAGTACACCTTTATGAGATCCTGTATATAGTTCTAGTAACCCACGCTCACTCATTGGCATACGTAGCAAGGCACAATTTGTTGCACCAAACTTAGTAAGTTCATCAATATTCTTTTGACTTTGTGTACCAATAATGATATCACTAAACTCCATATGTTTATTATAGAAGTTGTGATAACTATCTAAGAACACATCAGATCCTTGACTGTCACGGAAGATCATACTATGCAAGTGAGTATAGAATACAACAGGGATATACTTGTTGACTGTCATCGCATAACTAGCAGTCATTGCTTCCTGCGTGTTACATACAATCATATCATAGACATTTGTTTCAAACGCTTTCAATATTGCTTTACGGAAGTTAATAATCTTCTCAAAGTTGATAGTATCACTGAACGCAAACGTAGCAGTATGGTCGCTGTATCTTAGTGGCTCATCGGGATAAACAATGTTAGCACCCAATGATATAATCAGTTCACTAAAATCATTAGTGGGAGCCTTGTCTAGTATGATATCAACTTTCCAACCAATGCGACCACACATCTCGGTAAAGCCTTTAGCAAAACTACCTATACCACCGTGTGGTATAAAGTGTTGGTCACTAATCAAAAAAGCAATTCGTTTGTTATATAATTTCATTTATCCTCTACAGTGGGCACATCTTGCCACTCAGTCCATTCACGCTTTTTAGTAAAACTACCGTTTGTAGTAGTTGTACTATAATCTGTTACTTCACTTTGTGTTCTATATTGTAACACTTTTTCAGGTCCGTCCCAACCGTTTCGGACAAGATATCTTAATTCATACATATATTTACCTTTTTAACAACCACATAATATGGGTATTCTTATCGTGCCATTTGTGTTCTAACACAACTTCAGTTGGCCCAGAATAGATACTGGTTAGTCTATAAGCCCACTTTAACCAAATACGTTTACCTGACAAATCACAAGTTTCAGGCAACCACGCAAACTTTAAATCTGCACCCAAGTATTTGTTACGATAGTGGTCATTGATACCCATACTATCTAGGGGCATTAAGTGCCCCATTCGTTTTTAAACAACGGGACTTGAAGTCTGTCACTATAACGATAACCACGGTTCATTGCTTCAATAGCGACATTCTTTGCGTTTAAGTTGTATAATGATTCAACACCACCACAAGGCATAAAATATACTGGACCTCTGAACCCACCATTACGAAACTCTCGTACAGCTTCATCGGCTTCTAATGCATCTTCCTTAGTAGCAATAACAAACTTCAAATATACAAAGCCAATACTTTCATATTGACGAATGATACTAGGACAAATTGCTTCACTCCACTTCTCGCCACTGATACTTAGTTTAGGACTAACACTAAATGTCAATGCGTTCTTTTCACGGTTAATCTTCCATTGTTGTAGATAGACTGATAGGTCTTGACTTAGTTCTTGTGTACCATTAGTCTCAAATGTAATCTCTTTGAGACCCCTCATTTTTTCATTTGAAAGTAGTTCCGGATACGCTCTTTGCCATCCAAGAAGAGGTTCACCACCAGTGATGACAAGGTGCTCATCCATCCAGCGATTGTGAGGAAGGATAGTAAGAATAGAGTCAACAATAGAAACGGTACTGAGCACAGGACTAAGATGCTTAAACCTAGGGTCCCAACTTGCGTAACTATCACATCCCGTGCTGACAAGCGGTAAGGATTTATAATCTGTATAATCTTCTGCTTTAATTGCAATAACATCTCTCTCACTACTCATTTCTCCTATAGGCATTCCAAAGCCACCACACGTAAAGTTGCAACCATATGTTCGTAAGAACACACTAGGGACACCCATGTATCTGCCTTCACCTTGAATGCTATAAAATAACTCTGATACTTTTAAATGACTCATTTGATTTTTATATTAAAATGTTTAAGAATAACTTCACCCCAAGTGCCGCCACCTTGTTTGTAAAGATGGTTGACTTGTTTAGCGCAGTCTCTAATTATTAACTCAGCGAAATGTTCATAACGTTTTTCATCCATTATATCATCTCGTTGAGCGGCTTCTTCCCATAGTTCTTTAATTTTTTTGTTCATAAGTCACTAATTATAACTTATTTTCTATCACCAAACAACTGTAATAGGTTAATAAACAAGTTGATAAAGTCCATATATAGAGTTAGTGCACCACGAACTTCTGCAACATCACTGGCTTGTACACTAAGCTCCTCACGAATCTTCTGTGTGTCGTATGCAGTTAGTCCCAAAAAGATAATGATTGCTAAGGCGGAGATCACCATCTGCATCACGGTGCTGCCAATAAAGATATTAACGATACTGGCAATACAGATGGCGATCAAACCTACAATCATAAACTTACCCATACTATCCAAACTCTGCTTGGTAAAGTAACCATATCCACTCATAACGCCAAACAGTATTGCCGCACCCATAAATGCTGACACAATACTACCCATAGTGAATACAGCAAATATCATTGCAAAGCTCAATCCCATCAATGCCGCAAACCCGTGTAAGCAAAGTTGTGCCATCTGTTTAGTTGGGCTTGCGTTTAGCAAAATAGCAATACCAAAGATTGCTACTAATGGTGCAAAAATTACAATCCATTTCATTACACCTGTAAAAAAGAATGCCAATAACTCCGGGCTAGTGCCTACAAAGTAACTAACAATCATTGATACAATAACAGCAAGACTCATATGTCCATAGACACGGCCCATTGCTGAATTAATTTCGCTAGCAGAACGATATGATCCTGCATTTTCATAAGTTGTTTCAAACATAATTTTCTCCTTAAAGTTAGTATTATTCGAACTCTCTATCTTCACGGTGACCGCCACGACCTGCCATGTTACTGTCAGTTTCGCGGACTTCTACTCTACAACACCATACACGCTTTGCTTCTTCACTACCACAGTTGGGCAAGAAGATTGTGTTAATATATTCGTACAAGAAGTCAGCAATACCTTCACAACCAGTGCGTTCTACTTCTGTAATCTTTGCTAGTTTAAGTTCACCTAGTCGTAATAGTTCATCACGCATAGGGTCATCTTGTGCGACTAGCAATGTATGATCGAACCATTCTTCTAGTTTATCTTTGAGTGGGCGTAGTCCACCGAAGTCTGTTACCCAGTTACGGGCATCAAGTGTATCAGCTTCAAACTCAAAGTGAAAACTCATAGCATAACCATGAATCAAGTTACAATGACTGTCAGCACGCCATTGACGATATGCGACAGGACCTATTTGTCTGTATGTTTTTGTTGAAAAGAATTTTTTGTTTGCCATTGTGTTCTCCTATGTTATATTATAGCATAGGACGCAGAGTTTGTATACCGGGATGAGCCCAAAGAGACCGGTTATAGTTATTTACTATTTTTTAATTTTTCTGCTTCGGCAACCCGTTTTCGCAAACTACTAGAGCTAAAGCTATGGTCACGTTTATTAAATATAACCTGTACACCACGGCCTGCTCCCTCATTACGACCAGTAAAGTTCTTATCCTCATACTCTGTACCCAAAATACGAACATCTAATGGAAGTATCAATAATAAGTCAATCAAGTCTTGTTCAGTTTGATAAACTACAACTTCATCAACATATCGACAAGCCGCAAGTTGAATCTGTCTTTCTACAATACTTTGAATAGGTTTATTTTTAGTATCAGGTCTATCAATAGTTGGGTCAGTTTGTAATCCGCAAATCAAGTAATCACAATGATTCCTTGCTTCACTTAACATAGCAACGTGACCTGCGTGTAGCATATCAAATGTACTGAAGGTAATGCCAATCTTTTTACCCTGTGCTTTAAGTTCTTTAATGTGATTAAAAATCATTTTGAAAGAGTTCTCCACATTTTAGTTTGATTGTGTTCTTTTAAGAATTCATCCTCACCCACAAACGTAGGTGAGTCTGCCATAATCTCATCTAATAACCATTTAATGCGATGTAAATCTTTTTTGATTTCGAATTGAGTAAAACCATCATTGTGGTTACTATGAAGTTCTACACCACTCATATAGATTTGATGATGTACGCTATTATAATCCATTTGTTTACGCATTCCCATTATTTGCAACCCTTGTTAGCAATCTGTAAGAATTCACTACGTGCCGCTGGATCTGATTTGAAACCACCACCTAAACGACAAGTAACTGTGCTACTACCTGTATCTTCTACACCACGTGATTTAACACAATAGTGTTGTGCGTCAATCATAACTGCAACATCTTCTGTATCAAGGATGAACTGTAAGGTGTGAAAAATTTGCTCTGTTAACCTCTCTTGTATTTGAGGCCTTTTGCTAAAATATTCTACGATACGGTTAATCTTACTAAGCCCTAACACCTTTTGTTTAGGGACATAAGCTACAGTAGCCAATCCATCAATCACTACAAAGTGATGTTCGCAGTTAGATTGAACATTAACATTACGCTCTACAACCATTTCGTTGTATTGCATCTTGTTGTTAACTGTTGTACATTTAGGGAATGCTTCATAATCTAATCCCCAAAAGATTTCATTCACATACATCTTAGCTACACGTTTAGGTGTTTCAATCAAACTGTCGTCTGTTAAATCTAATCCAAGATATTGCATAATAGCAGTGAAGTGTTCTTCAATACGGTCAATCTTATCTTTTCTGTCTAAACTATTTGGCAATGTAGGTGTCTCGACACCCATTTTGACTAAATGTTCGTGTACTTTTTGACCCAACTCTGGATCTGTTTTTGTTTTATTATAACTCATAGATAACCTTCCTTTGTGATGGTTTTTGTTTTGAAGTGTAAGCTACCGTTGTGTAGCTTACAACATATTTATCACGATTACTTAGCTTTTGCTTTTTCTTCAGCACGTGCGGCTTTCTCTGCTGTAATTTCATTACGGCGAGCCTTAACTGCTTTAGCTAATTCTGCTAATGCTTTACGGGCACGTGTACCAGCGGCTGCATTACCTTTGTTAAACTTATCGTTCTCACTATTGTATGCTTCTAAACTTGTTTCAATATCATTTTGTGCGCTCATTGTTTTTCCTTTTTTAATTTGCGTTTTGTTTTTGGTACTTCTACCGAGTTGAGTGCTTCTCGCACTTCTTTTAATAATGCTTCGTCATCCCATTCTAACATAGTTTTGCCATCAGGGAAAGTAGTTACGGTCAAATGATTGCCTTTAGCTACTATTGGTTCTGTATTTTCTTTTTTCTTGCGTGTTGCCATTATTCTGTTTCCTCTAAACCTGAACCTACTATATTACCATCTTCATCTGATAATTCTAACGGACCTTGCAAGATATAATCTGTATCATCATTGCTCCATCCTAATTCTTCCATGCCTTCATAGAATTCTTCTTCCCAGGCATTTTCAATTTCTTCTTTTTCTTCTTCAGTTATGTTGTCAGGATATTCCCACTCAACCCAACATCCATCATCAAGGCTTTCAAGCTCCCAATCATAATCAGTTTCGCTTAGATTATATTCATCTGGGTTTTCTAAATCGATTTCAGGTTGCTCATCGCTTTCACAATAGAATGTGCCCCAACGATAACCTTCATAACGGATAATTGTTTTACCGTCTTTGTACCAATATTGTTTCTCAACTGCACTTTTCTTGTGTAGTGTTTTTAGTGTCCATGTTGCCATTATATATAGTTCCTCTCTTTTAAATATGGAATGATTACTTCATTCGTGAATCGTTGATTCATTTCTGTTGTAGGATGTGGGTTACTTTTACCTATTATACTATCTAAATTAGAATCAACGTTTTCTTTTAACCAATCCCATTCATTCTTTACCGGTAGAAATGAATCCCAATCGATTGCATCCCACAAATATTTAACATCAGGATGATTTTTATGCGTTTCGGGTAAGGCAGCTGGATGATGTGAAGTCATAAAATATTTTATATTATTTACCTTTAAAAACCATTGCGTTCTTAATATATGTTCTAATGTTGATATCAATGATCCACGGTCATCGTATATATGTTTGTAATATGTTTTTGATAACTCATCCTCCCAATAAGGCATTACTCTATAATAATTACGATTGTTTATGCCCACAATACTTGTTGGATTATGAACAGATGTAACTAAATCAATGTTAGATAGACCTAAATCCTTATAGTAATCAAGTAGTGGTTCAGAATAGTAAACATCGTGTCTATATGACCCACTCCACATTATACCAACTAATATGTTATCTCTGTTATGAGTTTTTAATGCTTCTAGTGTAGAATGAATTGCGGCTGTACTGATAATTCTATTACCGGATCCTCCCCTACCCTGATAATCTGTCTTACATTTTAAATGATGCATTAGATGCACAGTCCACGTAAAATAAACATCAGGGTAATCAACTATAGGAATCTCTGTCCCCATATCTGAATAAGGATGTTGGACTTCTGTAAAACTACATCCAGCCGCAATTAACAAATCAATATTTTGACTCACGTGTGTGCTTTCTATAATCACTATCCATACGCAACCATTGTTGTCCGTTACCTTCTAAGATATCACAAATTCTATCAATAGTACCATCAGTCCAATCACTGATTTTACCTTGATTAACGTGCGGCTGATGTAACATATGATACAACTTAATGGTTGCATCTTCAACAGACCAGGGAGTATAAAGTCTAGTATAATCATTCGCAAACGTTTCTGGGAAACTACGATATGCCGGATACAATACATTAGCACCTAATGCATCTGCTTCACTTACTGTATTACTAACCCAGTCTTGTAATGCACAATTAAACAATACTCTAGTATCGTTTAGTAACTCATAGTATGCATTTTTATCTAGGTCCTCACATATACGCAACAAGCCGCGTTCTTGCATTTCTTTTGTTCGTTGCATATAACTATCATTATTGCTTTTCAATTTACTACCGCTAAACACACAGAACTCTACACCACGATATACACCATGACGATCCTTCTGACCATAGCGGTTATAGAATTCTTCAATCACATCCATATAGAAGTCTGGTTGCTTTTCCTGATCCCATCTTGCACTAAATGCAATACGCATTGGTCGTTCATTGAACGGCTTGATATTATTGTTGATACGACCACGAACTTCTTCTTTGCCAAATGCAAGACCTGAGATATTGTAGATCGGTGCCTTCCAACCTGCAATCTTCATATGCATTACCATTTCTTCATTACTAGCAAGCACACCATCAGCGAATGAGTCAACCATCTTTTCATAGTGACCCATGAATTCACTCATACCCCATACGTGTACGAAATCATCAGGGTCAATACTTTGTGCTAGACAACGAACAAAAATCTTAGGACGACTTGTGATCGGAATCTGTTTCATAATGTAGGGCAATGATTCAATGCCCGGCTGAAACATATCTTCAAAATAAACTATATCACCTGCGCCTACATCGCCTTGCTTCATCATCTTAACTAGATTCATTAGTTGACTCATACCAAAGTATGTTCTTCCGTGTGCATCTAGTACTTGACCTGTAACAATAGCTTGGTCATTAGATAATGTTTCGCCCGGAACAATAACATAGTTAATGCCCCTGCGTTTGAATACACTTTCATTCCAGTCTTGTAACTGTAGTGTGTATCGTGCTTTGTAAGGCTCTAGGCCCATGTAAAATAGTTTATGCATTTTGTCGTTTAATATCTTCTTCTACACATTTCTTACCATATTGAATCTCTACGATTTTACACGGTTTAGTAAATGTGTTAGCTAACTGATGCCATTCATCAGGTTGAATAGTAATTGTATCATGTTTACTAAGTACTGTCTCAGTCAATTCACCCGATTCGGCATATTTACGCAATTTGCATTTACCTTCAGTAACGATCCAATGTTCGCTACGTTTGGAATGCTTCTGCATACTGAGAGATTGTTTTGGTTCTACTGTAAGTTCTTTTACCTTAGTACCATCTACTTCGTGCAACACACGATAGTATCCCCAGTCACGTTCTGTTTTGGGTGCTTTCCATTCTTGTAGAATCCAACTGCTTGAATTCATTTTGGTGTCTCCACCTACATTGAATGCAAATAATAGATTCACATCTTCTTCGAATCCTGCCATTTCGGGAATGTTTGATTGATTTCTATCACCACCGTTAGCAAAGATAATAGTATCTTCTGGATACATTTCACGTAGTTTAACAATAGCATCACTGCTAGTGTTATCACTATCATCAAACTTAATGATACCATCAACATCTTGTAACGCCCAAATGATTCCTGCACGTTCCTCATAAGGCATAAAAGGCTGACCCTTCTTGCGAGCCAACCATTCGTCACTATTGATGCCAACGATAAGCTTATCACCTAGTTGTTTTGCGGCATTAAAATAAGCGATGTGGCCTGTATGTAATGGGTCAAAGCCGCCTGTGACTAATACGATGTTCATGGACGAGTATCCTCTTGCCATTGATCCTTGGGCCATTTGTTAGCCAAAAGTTTTGTATACTGACGATATGCAAAAACACGCATATCATACAGTGTTGCCTCATCGTATTTGTATCCATAGTCCTGACAGAAAGCTAGATAGCCTTCTAGGTCCTCAAACAGTTGTTGAACACGTGGATTAGATTGTTGTTGTTTTGCCATTTTATTAATTCCTTTAAATAGCGATTGAAAGAGAGGGTTTATAAGTATTGTAAACAATCGTAGCACCGTTTTCATTATCTTCTGATACTTGAATAACGATATTACGATCTGGATACCGAGTTGCGATAACATCATAGAGGTCATCACTAATCATTTCACAACTTTTGTAATCCAACGCAAGAATGCCTTGAGAATATTGATTCTCTAACCATCTTTTGAATTGAATAAACTCGATATCACGGTCGTTGTGAAACACTTCAATAGACACTTCAAAGTGAAAGATGTGTCTATGTGGAGTTGCTAAAAAGCTAACATCATACTCATCACCTGTTGCCAAGTTAGGGTCTGTTGCTGCCGCTGGGTATTTATGAATACCTTCTTTTTGAAAACGCACAAAAATTGTACGTACTGCTTTGTCTTTAATTCTTTGACGTTTTTCAGCCAATGCTTGTGTTTGTTGTTCTATCATCTGTCATCTCCGAAATCTACAGTGTTATGGTCATTGTCCCATTGTGCTCTAATCATTAATCGCACTTCTTTGGAATACTTATCTTTAGTTTCTTTTAGCTCATTTAATCTTTTGGTATCAGTAGAACCAGTTTTTTCTAATTGAAAAAGTTGATTGTCTAACAATCTAATTGATTCTTCTAGTGTTTTAATACGACTTTTATATGGCATATTATTCTCCTAATATTTTAGAAATTTCATCATCACTATCTTCAATGATTTCTTCAAACTCTGGTTCATCTTTTACATCAAATAATTGGTCAAACATTGTTAGTGCATTCATTGTTTTCTTACCACTGATACCTTGACTACCTGATTGAAACTGCATCCATAGTCTACTGTTTTGATTAATTAAATCAATACTTTCCTGTTTAGTTTTCTTACTGAATATTTCATCAATAACATCCTTAAACAATACACGTTCAAACTGTTCATTCATCAACATTTTAGGTACTACACCTTGCTCATATTGACGATTGGCTTCTTGTACTGCATTCATATGCATCCAAACGTTATGACTTTGAATCAATGTATAACTCAATGTATCCCAACTAGTTTTAGTTTCTTTACCGTGCTGACCAATAAATCCTTGACCACGATAACACATATCCTTAAGCACTAGTTTATCAGTTACTGGACTATCTGTAAAGATTTTATGGATGCCTTCAGCCAATACAGCATCACGATATTTACGATTATCATTAGCATAACTTTTCTTTTCAGCAGT